CATAGCCTTGAGTTGAGACTTGGCAGAATTGTGCTTTGTCACAGCGTCTTTTGTTTCAAGAAATTGGCCAATCAATACAGACGCATGATTGTCGGTCTGAATGGATCGACGGGTTTTTCCATTTAACGGAATTTGGTCGTTTATTTTGATTTCGTCAGGTGTCTCCTTGTGCTCAATAAATGGTGCTGGCTCTTTGTCTTGTTCGATGTGTTCCCAGAATGCCTGGCATTTTTTATAATAGTCATCGATGTAAGGTTGTGATCTGCCAACCCACATGCGTTCTGGTTCTTCATTGCCACGAATAATAGAAAAGCAAATGTTGTCTGAGCCAAAGCACATCATGTGATGTTGCAGTTGTGGCATGTAGAAACGGGCAGCTTCGGCAGCATCACGAAAACGAAAGCCACCAGAGTGCTTAACTTCCAATGGGGTTGTATCCCCTGCCCCTTCCTCAAGGATAGCGTCAGGGTGGCTACCACACACGCCATAGGTGGCCCAGTGTTGTTTGCCTTTGTAATCTTTAGACATTGTGTAAATGCCGTCAGCTTCGGTTTGCAGACGTTTGAAAGTCCAGTTGAGGTGGAATTGTTCAGTCCACACACCAAGTTGAACTTTAAAATTATCAGACAAATCTTCGCGCGGGGTTCGGCCCGTTTTTTCTGCCCACACTTTGAGCCAGTTGCCAGTTTTTATATCTCTGGCATCCGAGCTACCTATGTAGGTATTGCGGTCATGATCCAAGTTTTATCTCCTTTTTTTGGACGTTTTTAAGAGCGTGATGAAGTCGTAAATTGTCGTTTGAATACGGGCCAAGAGCAGACTGTATTTCAGCCCATGAAGGCCACCATGTACGTGTCTCAGCCATTTCTGACAGCACAACACGGACGGCAGCGGGTTCGTATTCAGACAATTTTTTGTTATACAGATTGAGCATTTTTTCACGCTCACTGTCGTTTAAGCGTTCATGGCCTGTAACAAGCCACAATTCGATCAGCGCTTGGCGCACACCCATATTATCTGTGTAAATTGGCGTAACAGCGTCGATAGCGTTTTGTAATTTTTCTGGGTCAATTCGCTTGGGAATATGCCAGATAAAATCTTTGAATTTACCTAAATGCCAAGTGTTTGTCTTTGCCTGATAATCAAGTGTTTCAGCATAAGACATTGGCTCGACGGATGTGGCGTTAAGAGAGAAAAGAACTAATGAAATCTGTTTCTGAATTTTGGCGCGTAGGTCTGATTTGAACGCGGCCCTCTTTTCGGCGGTCGAGGATTTGACTGATGTTGCGGACGAATGCTCTATTAATTCGCTCGGCCGCAAGTCCGATCTGTTGTTCGTGGCAGAATTTGATAAAGTCACTGACAGCTTCCTCCATGTCAAAGTCGTGATTAGGGTAAGATTGAATAAGCGCATCGATACTTTCACTCTCAGGCCACCAATCTTTGGGGACGAGATTTGGCTCAGAATGAGACACGCTTATGTTAATTTTGTAGCCAATCGCGGAACGACTGATCACGTTTTGTTCTATTAAATCTTTTAGGATTTTTCGAACTTGATGGGATGATAAGTTAGTGTGGTAGGCAATCCTTTCGGGACTTGGGTTACATTGACCTGTGGTGGTATTTTTGAAGCTAGAAAGCTGGAATAAAACCAGCTTTTGGAACGGCAACAAACTTGTCTGCTCCGCTATTGCTTTGAATGTCTGAAAACTCATTAAGAACATCTTCCGTGATTGGAATGACTTTGATTGTCATTTTGTTTTTATTTGTTTTCAGCTTGCGCCAGCCATGAACTTCGATGGCAAAGCCGCTGGCTAGCGCAAGTTTCGCCAAAGGTTCTGCTTGGATTTTACGAATGCGAGAGGACCATCCGCTGCTGGTTACTTGCACTAGGAGAGGGGAGAAACCCTCCTTGATGCAAAGCAGATCAGCAAAACCAAACAAATCTTGGCGAATTTTTGTGTGCGGGTTCCACCGTTCAACAATAGAACAGTGATACCCAAGTGCTCGTAGATATTTTAAAGAACGCTGAGTAGGAGACATTACGGTCTACTTTTTAAATAAAATAATTCGTTGGCTTGATCGGCCAGCTTGTCCATTGCTTTATTTTTTTCAGCTTCCAATGTTGCAACACGAAATTGCAAATCGGTTATTTTTTTGTTTTTCTGATCTAAAAGTTCATAAGTTGGAACTTCCATTAAATCTGTATCTGGCAGGGTGATTTTTCCTTTCGATGGCTTAACAGCACACGCGACTTTGGTCTTTAACGAGCGGTCAATGTACGACACTCGCGGGTCAAATTCTCGACGGTAAATTACAGTCATTTATGCTGCACACAGTTTACAGTGAATGTTTAAGTGATTGATCTTTTTAGTGTTAAAATGAGTGTAGTTTACAAAATTATGCTTTGTAAACAATAAAATGAAGCGGTTTTGGAGACCGTCGCTCTACCAACTGAGCTATACCCCTTAATGCCTTGTTTATAAACTATAAATTTCACCAAGAAAAATCACATTTTTTTTCAGTTTACACCATAGTTTACAAAACTAGTATGATGAAGGCTGAAAACAATGTCAAGTCGCCTAGCGAAGCGGCTACTTTACGTTGTTAAAGTCGAATCATTAGCTTTGTAATTTTCTAATTTAATCAATACATCGTCGTTATCGACGGGGTGCATTGAACAATAGACTTTTACCATTTTGGCAGCAGTCTCTACAGTCCAGCCCATAAACAGGGCTAAATCTCTAAGCGATACACCAGCAGCAAATAGTTTCGTCGCGGCTGTGCCTCTGGCATCATAAAGGTGTAGCTCTCGCTCAATCGATGTTTTCTTTTTCCAAATTCTAACTTTTTGACCAAACTGATCTGAATTTGAAAGAGGCTCACCTCTTGCTCCTACTAGTATTTGAAATTGATCGTCAGGTGTTTCATCTAAAATCTGTTGCATTTTAGGCGTTACTGGAATGTCGATTGGATTATTGTTTTTCCCTCTACGCATAATAATTCGCAAGCCAGATTTGCTTTTGACGAAATGAGCGCGATTTATGCGGTGCATATCTCCGGGGCCGAGACCTGTTTCAGTTGCAACAATCAACACACGTTTGACGTATTCTGGCGCAATCGAACAGAACTCGCTAATTTCTTCTTCAGTCCAGAAAACCTCAGCGCGATTTGCGTTATACAGGTGCTTAATGTTTTTTAAGTGATGCTGCACAAGATAACCGCGATCTTGCGCCCAACTTACAATGCTACACAAATGAGCCATTCTCATGTCTGCAACGCGCAGAGATGTTTTGGCAAATTCATCTCGCCACGCATAAGCTTGTTTGCGAATGCGATGGTCGTTAAATGCTTGCTGGGGCGCATTTCCAAATCTTGCATCGATACCATTGGAATGAAATATCGACGTTTTTATGTCTCTTTTTGATCGTTCTTTTAATTTTTTAAAGTGAGGATTATTTAGGTACGCCTGTATAATTTCACGAAATTTATGGCGTGATGGTTTTGTCTCAGAAATTGCTTCCTGATACAATTCAAAATACGCTGGGCCGCCTAGCGGAACTAAATCAGAAGAAGACCAAAATCTTGGCCCTCCCCTGTAAAGATAATGATATTCAGCTTCTTTTCCGTTTGCTAGCTTTTTGCGGACCTTGTGGATATGCTTAATCGTTACCTTCGTCATCTTCCTTGAACCATTCATCTACTTCATTGTCTATTTTTTGAGACGTAATTCCATTAGACTTAAAAGTAATGGTAATTTTTTCTTCTTTGCTTGTACGAGTAAATATGATTTCAGCATGCTTTGTCAAATCATGATCTGAGAGCGCGTCCATTAATGTTCTTAAAGACTTCACTCGTTATTCCTCCATTTAATAAAAAGTTTACAATTTTTAAGTTTTAAAACAATGAACAATTACTACAAAAACTGTCAAGTATAATATGATATATCATATTATGCAGCTTGAATTATTTTGTGTGGTGTTTCTTGAAGCCACTTAATTGCGGAACTAGCTTCAGAAGATGCCGAAAATATCGTAGAGGGTTTATTTTCAAGGTTTTTAATCCAGCTTTGGACGTAGGCAACGTTGTCCTCGCGGGGAGCGTATTGCAGTCCAAATAATGAGCCGAGAAATACGGACCCAATTTCTGCGATGAGTTCTTCTTCTGCTCTGGCGGCGTTTGACTTGCTATACTCTTTGAAACATCCGCGATCCATCCGATTTGACGGGCCTGTGTAATGGATAAGTTCGTGCAAAAGCGTCGAGTAATAATTCTCCGAAGCTGTTGCGTCAGGCGTGTCAAGAAATGCAATGGGATCAGGCATGCCGATGTAATCTGTCGCATGATTGTAAAAGGCACTTTGAGATTTAGCAATTTTAACTCCTACGTTGCTTATAAAACTGTCGATGTTTTGATTGCGCGTGTGTACGCTTGGCTGTTCATCAGTAATTGAAACAAGCAAGCTTTCATCGATTGATGAAAACTGACAAACATTAAAAGCGTTCCAAACTCTGGCACGAGGATATTTTTTTGTTTCGTCATTTTTATCAGAAACTAATTGAAAATGAACAATTGGCGTTGATTTTGAGCCTTTTATTACATGACCAGCACCAATTTTTCTGGACTGTGGAATTGTCAGAAATCTTGGGTCTGTCCAATCATTTTCTATCATGGCAATGGCTGTCGTTAGCACATTAGAGCCAGTGTAAATGTGACCAGTAATAGCGTTTTGACAAGGGTTTGGCTGCGCCCACCGTTTAGTCCATTTAACGCCGTCTTCTTTCATCATTACGATAAATTTGTCAGCAATTTCACGCTGAACACGGGTAATGCGCGGCTCAAGGGGAATATTGTTGTCAATTTTCATTTAACATTCCCTTCTAGTTTAATTTTAGATGCAAGAATATTTTTTGCTTCCGGAACAAACTCCACACCTTTTGATGTATTGTTGAAAAGTGTGATTGTGATTTTATCACCGTCTTCATCGGTAATAACCAAATCAGTTACAGTAGAGCGTTTGCCGATACTTCTTGTTTGAGCAAAATGTAATGTTTCAACATTATGCAAAGAAAATTTGTCAGGTGAATTTTTATCTGATCTTATTGTAAGTTCAGCAGTTGGTGTATTGACGTAAAAGTTCATGTTGTTCCTTTCCTAGAACAATGTGAGTTGACGGGAATTTTTGACGTGTTTTTGCCAAGATTTTTTGCTTGAAGCATCGTCAAGCCATGCTTTAACAAACCCAACAGCGTCGCCGTAAGGTTCTATGATTGTCCAAGGTACAAAATGAGATAAATAACCTGTGTCTGTAATTGGTAATTTTTGTTTGTTTTCAGTTTTAATTTCGATGTGTTCCATGATTGGATAACCACACCCGCTTTCGTTAAACAAAATTTTAATTTTAATGTCGTGCCACGTAATTTCTTTAGTCCAAACAGCGTGGTTTAATTTAATGCCATAATCTTTTGGATATGGGTTTTGCATGTGTTTCCTTTGCTGTTGGGGCGCTTTTTTGCTGCCCGAGGGAGGGAAGGAGGCGCAAGGGCGTAGCGAAGCGAAGCCCTTGTGCCGACTGACCGACCGAGCGAAGTCCGTCAGTAGATTTAGATCACCGTCCTTTCTATTCTTTTTCCAGTTCGCCCAATCCTAGGCACATATCGCAATGTCCGAATTTGACGTCTGGTTCTGCGTCTGAGAGGCACGTTCCACGCACCACATCTGAATAAGAAAACCCGCTGCCCTCGCATTGAGGACAACGGGTATAATCGTCAGGGTTTTTAGGCGGCTCTAGTAGAGATGCCATCTGCTGCGATTGCTGCAAGTACTTTGTCTCCTTTCTGTTCTGTGACGTATGTATGACCATCTTCCATGTCGGCTACATCCTGCATGGAAGTTTGAATGCCGTCGGTATTAAGTTCCGCAGCGGGTGCGTTGCTTTTGATACCGTTGAGATAATCGGTGATTTTGGCATCGTCTGTATCCAGTTTTGCAAACTCAGGTGCATCCTCCATACGGGGATCGCTTGATACTGGTGGTGTGCTTTCTGGTAGATCGATGCCAGCATTTTTAAGCCGTGCTGTCAGATCAGCTTTGGTAGCTTCTGGCTGATTAAGTACCGGCTCTTTTTCAGCCAGCCATTTTGCGCGACGGGCAGTTATATTAGCCTTGGCGGACGTTACATCAAACGGAAACTCAAGAGCTTTTTTGTGAGCTTCCATAGCTGCCTCTAGCAACTCGTCACAAGCAAGTCGTTGAGTGTAAGCGCGTTCCGCTTGAGAAGTGAGATTTTCCAGCGTTTGACCGCCGTGAGACGTACCTTCCTCGGTATGTCTAGCGATTATTTTTTGAGCAATGCCCTGATGGTATTCGTTAGCACCAACAGCTACATCAGCTAGAGCGTAGCAGATTTTATTTAAAACCTGACGCTGATTAAATGCCAGGATATTGATATTGCCCATCCGTGGCGGGACAAGATCGCGATCCCATCCCCAGCCCCGTTGGTTCATATAATCTGCAATTACATCAAACGCAGAATGTATATCCATCGACGTTGTTGCGTCTTTTGCAGCAGTGACTTGAGCTTTTTGAACCCCGATTTCAGTTTCTAAAGCTCTAATTACTGATTTTTGTTTGTTGAAAAAGATTATTGCATTTTCCAACCGAGTAGCTTGATTTCTGTTGTCAGCAACAAGCACATCATTTTTGTCTTGAAGTGTGGTGATTGATGACATTCTTGACGCAATAGTAAGTTGCGAATTGTTTAATTTGGATTGAAGTTCGTCGATTTGCAGTTCAAGAGATTTGATAGTTTTACGAGCCATTTTCGGCACTCCATTTCATATTAGATTTTCATTTGATTTAGTAAGAAACCCGCTCAGTGATCGAGCAAACCTGACGTCAAGGGGTCAGCGCAGCGCCCCCCTTGATCGTCTGTTTGCCGATCAACTAGCGAAGTTTTATTTTCACTCTTAAAAGTGATTTTAACCTCAACGACGGGGCGAAACATCTCGCCTACGTCACCGTCATTGCGTCGAAGAAGATCAATGAGTTCTTCATCCGACGCGTATGCTTTCGCGTGAGTGTCATCCATTATGAAAAAAACTCATGCCATGTATTGGGAAACTCATGCGATTTGTGCGTCCAAGTGGCACAAGTTTCATTTATGCCGTTAGCTGGATCAACAGCGCGATAATCAATGTAAGTCGGAAGACCATGTTCAACATGCTGAACCTTATCAACAAGCCTTTCAGCTATTTCAGTATTCCGCTGAAAGAAACGTTGAGCTTCATGATTACAATCAAAAGACTTGGTGTGATATTTGAAACCAAGCCTATTAAAATAACGAACTTCATAAACAATATTGTAAGCCATTATGAACGACCCCGCTTGAAAGAAGCGCGACGGGAATACTTGCGAAGCTGCCCACGTCTGTAAGGTGTGAAAGCAGCAGCAGCATAATTAAATGAAACATCAAGACCAAGTGCCAGCAGCCGCAGCGGCATTAACGCCAGCCCTGCAACGATTATAAAAACACCTACAGTGATACCAATAGCTACAAGTT